CTTTCATCATATCTCCTTATTTAGTTACGCATTTTGTAATCTTGTAAAATTGTGTTCTTTTTCAAACTTAATTATATTAGAAAACTTATCAAATAGTATATCCCCTTTGTGTGATATAATAAAGATGTTTTCTTTTGGCATAGTTTTTATAATTTTAAAAAAGTCATCTGTGCCTTGGCCGTCTAAACTACTATCAAATATTTCATCTAATACCAATAAGTTTGTATTTGTACTATTTTTCATTTTAGCTATAGTTCGCCAAGTAAATAACAATGCAAGGTCTATTCTCATTTTTTCACCCTCACTAAAGTTATTATAATTAAATGTATCTCTATATCTACTTTTTACTGTTTCGTTAAATTCTTCGTCTAAGTGAAAAGATACAAAAAAGTCCATAGATTGTAAGTATTGATTAATTAAGTTATTCATTATAGGTAAATATTTCTTAATTATTCTAGCCTTAGCACCTTTGTCGTTTAGTATTTCTCTTAATATATCAACATATTCTTTTTGTTCTACCACTCTTTCTAAGTCTTTTTTAGATACTTCTAAATCTGATTTTAGTTGATTAATTTCTTCTTCTAATTTAACAACATTTGTTTCTTTGTTTTCTAATAAGTTTATTTCTTTTTCTATAAAATTTGATTGTTTTTTAAGTTCTTCTATAGATGTATTTACCTTAGCTAAGTCAACATGTAATTCATTTATCTTATTTGCTATGGCATCCATTTCTTTTACTTTTGTTTCTGTTTGCGTTATCTCTTTTAATAAGTCATTCATGCCACTTTCTAATGTAGAAATTTTTTGTGCTTCACTACTTATTTTATTTTGTTTAAAGTTCTCATCTATAGGTTGTGTACAAACATTGCAAGTTTCATTTTTTAAGAAAAAGTCTAAAGTCTTTTTATGGCTTTCTAAGTTATGTTCTATCTTTGTTTCTAGTTTAGATAACTTAGATAATTTTGTTTTGTGTGGTTTACCTGCCTCTAAGATAGTATTTTGGTGTTCTAATTCTATATTAATATGTTGTATTTTACTATTATAATTTAATATATCCTGATTATGTTTATCAAGTGTTTGTTGTTTATAGTCTTTATCACTTACGTTTCTGTTTTTCAATACATTAAAATGTTCTGATTGTAATTTAAACTTTGATTCTATTAAGTCACACTTGTGTTTGGTTTCTGTAACCAACTTTTGTAAATCTGATTGTTGACTTCTTAGTATTAAATCCATCAAACCAAAAACTCTTATATCTAATATTTCTTCAACCACCTCTCGTCTATACCTAGGTTTCATTTTCATAAAAGGCTCATAAGAAGAAGACCCTAATAAAACAACTTGTAAAAATGATCTAGAGTTTAGTTTCATTATATTTGTTTCTAAATATTTTTGATAGTCAACACTAGAAGCTTCCTGATTAATTAAACCTGTTTCATCATAAATTTCAAACTTATTTGGTTTTATACCTCTAATAATTTTATAGTTCTTAATACCTACACTAAAATGTACTTCTACCTCTGCACCACCATCATTGATTGTATTTACTATCTGATCTTTTTTAATTAATCTAAATGGTCTATTAAATAGAACAAAACATAATGCGTCAAGTAAAGTAGATTTACCACTACCATTATGACCTACAATTAATGTTGTTGAGGCTTTATCTAGTTCTATTTCTATAGGTGTATTACCTGTAGATAGAAAGTTTTTCCACTTTATTTTTTTAAATGTTATCACTTCTCACTTGCCTCACTATAAAGTTCTTTTGCAAACTTTTTTAATTTAGTTTTATCTAGTTCAGTATCTATTTGGTCAATATAGTTGCCTAAAAATGTTAGTGTATCTTCACCTTGTTCCAATATATTTTCTTTTACCGTAGCTGTTATGTCACTACTTAAATCTTCTATAATATTTACCTCATGTAAATTAATCTCACTATGTAATCTTTCAACAAATCTATCAAACATATCACTATCAGTTTTGTTAGATATAAAGATTTTTATAAAACATTCGTTATATGGTGTTATGTCAAATGTATTATAGTTTGTTTCTTTATCATTATAAATTATCTTTTTAAATATCTGTTTTGGATTAGATACTCTTTCTAGTTCTCTTGTTTGTGTGTCAAATACATGAAAACCTTTTGGACAATTATAATCTGACCAAGTCATTTCATATTGAGTTCCACAATAGTAAATATGGCCATCATCTGATTTTTTATGAAAGTGTCCTGATATAACTTTTTCAAATCTTTTAAATAAAGACTTTTCTAAACCTTGTTCATTTACATGCCCTTTGTGCATTTCAAAACCTTTTATTTCTAAATGACCCATAGCAATAGAAGATGTTGAGTGATCTATGGTATGTAAAGTATCTTCGTAATTATCATCACATATCCAAGGTAAAAATAATATATCTAAGCCTTCAAAATTAACTTCTTCAGCACTTGTATATACTTTAGCATTTTTACTAATACTTAGATTTTGCATAGCATTTATTTCATTGGTATTTTTATAGTAGGTGTCGTGGTTACCAATTATAATATGTGTATCAATATCTAATTCATCTAACTTGTTCCAAAATACTTTTTTAAAATTATGTGCTGTATTATGATTGATATATTTTCTTCTATCTACCACATCACCTAAGTGTATTAAGGTTTTGATATTATTTTCTTGTAGATAAGGAAAAAATAAGTTGTTGTAGAAATCGTTTTGATATTTCTGAAACGCTGGCGAATCATTCCTCACCCCAAAATGGGTATCATTTAACAATGCTATTTTCATTTACTGTATAAAGAAATCTAAACTTGCTTTGCTTGACCGTCTTCTTGTTTTTTTAACTTTAGCTGTTTTGATACTTACAACTTTTGATTTCTTTTTATCACTTTCACTTTCTACCATAGGTAAGTTTTTCTTTAAAAATTCTGTAAATTGGTTTTTAAATTCTCTATCATCACCTGGCATTAATGTTAAGTCATCCATATTTGACTCAGTTAATATTTTGTGTTTTATTATTGTTTGTTTCTTTTCTTTTTGTATTCTTCTAATAAAAGCGTAATAGATTATTTGAGTAAAGTAGGCAAAAGGATTGTTTGATTTATCTGGATTAAAGTTATCCAAGTATTGTAAACAATTCTCTATACCATCACTTATCATATCGTCCCTAAATGTGTAATTTATGAAGTTTGGTCTATATGATAAATGGTTTGCGATTTTTAAAAAACACTCACCGATATAATTAGTTACTGGTGGTTTTGGTAATTTCTTTCTTTTTGCCGACCTAACTGATTTTTTATATTCAATCATAGCCGCTAAAAATTCTTTATTTGAAACGTAATGTTCTTTTTTTGTTTTTGTGTTCATAATATTAATATACTATATCTTGTTAATTTTGTCAAGCTTTTACACTATTAATTCACACTCTACGGCCTCTGCTTTACCATAATCTTCAAAGTTTTCATTATATAGTTTAAATACTTTTTTTTCTAAACTTTTTGGCGTTCCTTTGAAAGTAAAATTATATTCGCAATATTTCATTGGTTTGTCTGAGTTATATGTCGCTTTGATATGCCATTCGGAAAAGCTTGACTTTTTCATTTTTTTATATATAATAGGGTATGTAGCCCTTTCAAATGGATAGCTTTAGTACCCTAGTGTATTGTTTCGCCACCATCATCATAATCACGGAACTCGTCCCATAATTCATTAAATTCATCATTTTGGGATTTATTCATATTTTGAGGTGGATTTTTCTTTTTAGTAGGCGTATCAATCTTATCATACTTACTAGCAATTTCAACATAATTTTTACACATTGTACCAGTAGCATTTGTGATAGTCATTATTTTTGACTTTGGTATTGTAATAACTTTATCGTTAGTATAAGCCGCCCACTTAATAAGAGCAATAAAATCTTTTAAACCCTCAGCAGTTAATTGAGATACATATTTTATTTGTAAAGGTTTTTCTATTCTAAGAAGTGAAGATTTGGCGTCTAACTGTTCTTTTGGAAAGTTACAGACTATATCGTCTCCGTTGTCCAGTTTAATTATTTTAATCTGATCCATTATTACTATTTATAAGCTCCACATTGTGCATTTCGTAATCAAAGTCTTCACTAGAGTATATATTAACTCTTTCTCTAAAATGTTGTAGTGTATAATTATCTTTTCCTTGATAACTTACATCATCTGATATATCATATAAAGTAGCATGTGACTTATTATCTTTTAATCTTAAACCACGTCCTATACTTTGTAAAATTCTTATAGGACTTTTACTAGGGCTACTAAAAACAATATTGTGTAAATTACGGATATTGATACCAGTAGAAAAGGTACCGTAACTAGCGATAATAATGGCTTTCTCGGACTTTTCTGTAATTGCTCTAACTTGTTCTCGTTCATCTGCTTCTACTCCTCCATGTATGAAATAAACTTGGTGATCTTTAATTCTATCTTCAATTAATTTCTTTAAAATCTCACCGTGTTTTTCAACATATTGGAACAGACAAAGAGTATTACCTTGTAAAGATAAACATAAATTTCTAATGTATTTATTCCTTTTTTCACTTGAAACTAAAAAATCCATTTCTTCCTGATATGTTTTATCTTTTAAAAAATGCCTACTATTTTTGTCATGCTGTAATATTAAACAGATTATTTTCAAAGCCGCCAGTTGTTTCTTTTCTTGTAACTCACTTGTTGATACAACCTTGTTGACTGTACCAAACAGTCCTTCTAATACCAACTTATGTGTTTTGGTGCCATCTAAAGTACCTGTAAGACCAACTCTATACTTACATTTTTCTAGTTTAGTCATTATTTTAGTTAATGAAACTGCCTTAAATAAATGTGCCTCATCACCAATTATCATACCAAACTGACCAAACCATTTTTTAGGCAGATTATATATTGATTGCCATGTAGATATTACTACTCTTTTATTAGTTTCTTTATCATGCCCTTGGTATATTCTATGTACATTTCTCTCACTCTTATAGCCGTAATCCTTGAAATCTTTAAATAATTGTTCTACTAATGAGGTTGTAG